TCTTTTGAGTGTCTCAACCAAATCTTGTTTCTGAATGATCCAAAGCCATATGATTCGTTCATCATGGTACAGACGATTTTGCCACGGTCGCCGCCTCCGCCGCCACCTCCTCCTTGACTTGGAGGTCCTGATGGTCCTGTCGTAGCTGTGCCACCTCTACCTGGAGGTCCACTAATTCCAGTTGGTGATCCACCTACATTTTCATTACCAAAACTTCCTGTTCCTGCATCTGCTCCTCCACCTTTGTCTGTAGGACCAGTTGATTGAGGACTACCTTGACCAGCAGGGCCACCTAATCCTGTAGCTCCATAACCAGTTCCAGAATCAAAACCACCACCACCATCACCTTTGTCACCACCGTCTTCAAAGTTGTCTACATTTCCACCAAGAGCATTAATCTTATTTGCCAAGTCAGTGGTTGTTGCATCTATTATTCCATTACTAACCCTTGTGTTATATCTATCTGTCATGGTATCTAATGGTCCATCACCAAATGCGGATACTGCATTGTATCCTTCCATAACTCCACCTGCACCATAAGCTTCATCAATAACTCCTTTTTGAACGTCAGTATATCCTTCGTATTCTTTTTGTGACTTAGATTTAGGTAAAGCTTGTAAGGCACTAGTTACTAAAGTTATTGGTCCACCTGCTAATTTATTTATTCCTGCTTTTAACAATGTTTCACCTACATTAATTTTTTGTCCTGCTATATCTACAGTTTTATTTGCAAAGTCTGCTACAGCTCCTGGAATTTTTGATAAATCATCCATCACGTTATCCACTGTTGCACCTACTTTAGAAAATGCTTGATTTACTAAATTTTGTTCTGGTGCAGTTAATCCTTCTATATTTTGTTGTTGTCTTATTGCCATTAAATTAGAATCCATAATAGGATCTACATAAGATGGTGTGCCCGATAAACCTTGTTCTTCAGGAACAACTCTTGAATCACCTGTTGGATTTCCTAAATCAATATTGTTTAAATCTAAATTTTCTAAAGAGGCCCCACCTGCGGCACCTGAAGCTAAAAATCCACCTGTTGTGGGTTGTATTGTAGAAGATATTTGAGGTAACATACCAGATGGATCTACTGGTTGTGTTGTAGGACTAATAGTCGTGCCACCTGTCGCCTGTCCCCCGCTACCCGTTCCTATAGTCCCGCTTCCACCACCGCCTTCATCTGTGGTTGATCCGACGTCTGGCGTTGTTGCTGCCGGTGTGACCGGTATCATGGGTAGTTGACCACTGTATAGCGCATATAAATCATCTAGATAATTTATGTTTGTAGGATCAAACTGTATACCTGTAAATTCTGGTGTGGCTGCCAGTAACTCTTCTCTTGTATCTGTGGTTGTTCTCAGATTAGATGTATCTATACTAGGATCTACCAAACTTGGATCTACAATCAATGATTCGAAATCTCTTGCCATTACGCCATTCCCCTTTGTCTTAGTCTTATAGCCTGTTCTTCAGGACTTAGCAATGCCTGTTCTGATGGTGTCAGGCCTGTCTGTGTTACCGTTGCCTGTTGCACCGGTTGTATCATTGTTGGATCTACACCTGGTGTTGGTGGTAATGGTGCTTGTGAAACATTATCGTAAGATGGTAAATATTCTTCTATATCTATATTAAATTCATCATCAAAAGATAAATCTCTCAACTCGTCTTGTATGTCCAATAGTATATCTCTTGCTTCCTCAAATGGATTGTCAACTCCTATTCTCTCTTCTATTTGTCTGAACTCTCTTTGTATATTTTCTGATGGAAAATATGGTACAAAGATATCATTATCTAATCTGTTATATGCATTTAATAATTGTCTTTCTCTAAATTCATTTCTAATAGCATCCATGTCTGTGCCTAATATATCTGCAGCTTTTATGTTTCTTAACATTTCCTTATCTGTATTAAACTTAGCTTTGTTTGCTGCAATAAATCTTTCAACAACATCTCTTGCAGTTTTAGGTCCACCTTTCAATACAGACTCTGCACCACCTGTAAAGAGTGCTCTTGATTCCCTGTTACCTCTTTGATAATCTGCAATCTTAAAACCCATAGATCTCACAGGGTCTATCTTAACAGCTCTGTATCCTGCAAATCCTAATAATTCATCTGGCACTTCAAAAAATTCACCACGTTTAGACGGTTTATCCGTTGCTGCTTGATATAATCTATTTAACTGTTGATATGAGAATGGTAACATAGCTTGTGCTAGATGATTTGTAATGATTTTTATTTTTTCACCTTCAGGTGTTTTTTCTGTATATAACTGTCTACCCTCTTTGGTTCTACCACCTCTTGTAATAATATCTAATGCAGCCTCTGTGTAGATCGCTTCTGATATAAATGGTGATGCGAGTTCACCTGCGGCCTGTGCCATACCACGTAATAAACCAGGTAATAGTTGTTCTTCTTCTGTAATGCCTTTTTGCACCTCGTTGATTAGTGTCTGTATTGGTCTTGTTGCTACATCGTATGCATTACCGTGACTAAAATCTATGTATTTTAAATCACCATCATCAGATCTGATAGGTAAGATCGTAGAGTTTTTTGACCAATCAGGTAGATATTGTCTTAGTGCTTGTAACTCCTCGTTGGTAACATTATATAGACCTTGAAATCCTGATTGTATTATGTTTGGTGCTACAGTTAAAACCGTACCAAGGCCTATCAGTCTTTTAATACCGATATTTCTTAATGCAGGGTCTTTTATCTCTCGTAATGATCTTTGTGCGATATTAGTTGTTGTTCTTAATATCTCAGATGGAAACGACATGAAAGTTCCAAGTGGTAAACGTCTTAAGGCTCTTACTGTATCTGATACATACGCATAGTTTGGAACTGTATTTCTTACAATATCAGCTGCTTCTTCTTTTAATTGTCTCTCAGTAAATTCTCTACCAGCTGTAGTGTATGCATTTCTTAATCTTTGCATCTCAACGGCATAGTTTGCAATCTTAAATAAATCATCTTCTGCGGTATATAAATCTTCCGCACCTTTCATAAAAGCTTTTGCTTTTCTACCAGTGCCAGCAGTAAGTTTTTTCATCATAGACTCTAATGGTTTTGCAATATTTAGATTCTCACCCATACGAACATCGGTTAAAAGATTTTTTATATCTCCTAATTGCACCTGTGAGTTTACAACACCAAGTTCTAATAATTCTCTATATGCTTCATTTGCTTCTGCTGTTCCTGCTCTACCAGGTATTTGTAACTTACCAAATGCATCTCTAAACGCTCTACCAACCACAGCAGGGTTTTCAAATATAATACCATTTGCTGCAGAAAAACCTGTAGCAGAAAATAGATTTCTAAAGTGTGTAACTGGTGCAAGTATTGTTTTTGCCACCTGTGATAATGCTTTTGGAAATAATATTAGATTTCTGTATCCCCATGTCAAACCTTTCTCTACACCTGTTGCACCCTCTCTTGCCTCAAATAAAAATTTTAATGCTCTTGATGAATCACCTAATCCTTCAGCTATCGCTTTTGTAGTAAACTTACCTGCGAGTGGGTTGACTGTAAACTCATCTCTAAAATAAGGAGTTAAGTATTTATCTAATTCTACTATCTCTTGGTTAGGTAACGCCTCTGCTGCTTCTAATGCATCATCAAAAAAGAATCCTCTTGAACCTGCAGGTGTGGTTCCTGTGACTGTTCTTTTTATAGCCTCATCATTTTTTGCGATTCTATCAAATAGTTCGTTTTTTCTAGCTATCGAAGATAACTTTGTCATACTATTATATATAGAGAATCTTGGATCCTCTATCTTACCAAATAATTCTTGTATTGCTTTTCTATCTTTACCTCTTGTTTCTGCTAATAGACGTGCTGGTTTAATCTGATCTGTTACAACATTTTTAAAAAATTTATCTATCTCTGGTCCCTCATCTGCAGCTGTGTCTTTTGCATATTTAAATGGTAATCCTCCCGGAGATTTTTGTTTTTGTGCAGATTTAATAACTGTTTCTACCATTGTTTGCGCTTGAAAATCTGAAAGTTGTTTACCATTTTTTGCTGCATATCTTTTAAAAAATTCTTTTGTGCCTTCAATTGCTTCCTCTGTTGGTGTGTATCTTAAAAACGGTAACACAGAGTTATCCTCAAATATTCTATATGTGTTACCAAGATAATCTTTTACTCTATCACCCATTAATGATTGCAATGTTTTAATATCTTTTGGTGCGTTTGATGATGCTTGTATTAATTCTGAAAAAGTTCTTCTTGCACTATTTAAAGATCCAAACAAAGATTTTATACTTTCGTCAGATGCATTGTTATCTTTTAATAATTTGTATACAGTTGCTGATTTATCACTCGGTATCTTCTGACCTATGTTACCTGAAAACAACAAGTCATTTAATTCTTTGTATATGTCTGCTCTTCTTTTTGCTCCTGATTTATCAAACAAAGATTTAAAAGTAGGAAACATTGTATCAACCTGTCTATCTATATTCTTAACCAACTCCATGGCTCTGTTAGTATCTGCCATGGTTGCACCTTTTTCTGCCATCTTTGCTTCAAATATCTCTTGTGGTTTTGCACCTCTGGCCCTTAATGCAGAAAATGTTTTATTAAAAAATTGATCTAATTTAGAATTACTAAACTCTATTCTTTTACCACGTGTGGCTGCTGCTTTAATCGCTTTACCTGTGCCATATACAAAAGGTGTAATTAACAAAGACTCAGAACCAAATTTAGTTCTGTTCATTAATTTTTTAAATGCATCTTCTCTACCACCTTCATCAGTAGTCTCTTCTAGTTGTGTAGGTCCTGCCTCAAACAAATCACCAAACGAACCGATGTCTTCCACATCTGCAACAAATGCTTCACCTGCTGCACCTCCTGCAACTCCAGCTACAAACTTTTTCTTACCGATTGTTTTATTAAAATCAGATGCTTTCTTTGCAGCTTTTTGTGCGTTTGGACTTGCTGCATTCATGTAGTTGCCAGCTTTTTTTGCTTTGACAGCACCACTTGCTAATTTAAAACCTATTGTACCTGGTACACCAACTTGTATTAATGTTTCTGCTATCTTACCTATAGCTCTATCATCTGCTACGTCTTCAAAAATGTTAATTGTGTCAAATGCTTTTTCTACTTCTACAGCTGTGTCTGTATCAAAACCTAAATCAATTAATTCTGCGCCAAGAGATATAACACCTTCAGGTACTTTTATTATACCGGATGCAATACCAGCAAACATGGCTGTGATCGCACTTGTCTCTGAACTTTGTTCTTGTGGGGAAAGGTCAAAGTAGCCGAATGGATCTATTTCTTTAGCCATCTAACCTCCTAATATTGTTGTCTAAATAAATCGTCGAATTGATCTAGTGGTAATACTTCAAGTTCATTTGTAATTTCGATTACTTTACCATTTTCTATATCAACATAAACTCCTGGTGTTTTACGTTTTGTATCGTACTTACCATCTTTTATTGATATTCTATCTTTTGGAATTTTATTTTGTTTTCTTAATTGAGGTGATATTATTTCTTCAAAAACTGTTAAATTGTAAGCTCTAAAACCTTTACCTAAGTCTTTCTTATTATCCTCGTAAGCTCTTCTAAAATTAGCAGTGTCTCCATAAGTTACACCTGTATATTTTTTTTCTAATAACTCAGCAGTTTTTGCTCTTATTTCTTCTGGTGTTGCGTTTGCCGGCAACATAATTTTTGCTTCTCTTTGTGCAGCTATGAGTTTCTCTGGTGTTGCATCTTTCAAAGCTTGACCAAGACCTAGTTTTGCAGCGCCACCTCTGATTGCTGCCTCTCTTGCATCATCTGCTTTTACAAATTGTGCGTATGGACCTTGAGCTGAACCTGCAAGATTTCTTAATAAACCATCACCAGCGAATTTACCTGATATCAAATTCAAACCTAATTGACCTAATGGTAATTTTGTTTTTGGTGTGAACTCTCTTAATAAAGGTTCAAATTGTTCTATGTAATCTCTAGCACTTTGACCTACCATGGCTGGATTCATAGGTCCATCAGCTAGTTGTTTTCTATCTACAAGTCCTGTCATGATACCATCATTGACTGTGCCACCTCTTCTAAACATCGGTCTTTTTAAAGTTCTAGCCATTATCCTCTGTTCCCGAATAATCTTCCGTATATATCCGCTCCTGCCAATCCAACTCCTAATGCTGTTGCTAATGGACTTGATTGAGCTTGTGCTGGTGCTTCACCTATCTCTGTTCTACCTGCACCCTGACCACCCATAAGTCCCATGACGCCTGATCCCAGCATATTTAATCTTCTCTGTGGATCCTGAACAGCCATCTGTGCTGCCTGTCTCTGTGCATCAAGCACCGCTTGGTTTTGTGCCTGTTGCGCTGAACCTAGTGTGCCAAGACCTGATATCTGCGCTCTACTAAAATCTTGTGCTGCTGCACCTAGACCTTGTTGTAGGTTTGAGATACCCATCTGATTTGCTAGATCCTGTTGTCTTCTCTGTGCTGCCTGTTGGAAACCTGATTCTCTTAGACCAGCTAGGGTTCTCGCTCGGTTCATGTCGCTTAATGATTGATACTCTGCTCTCTGCACACCCTCACGGCCGCCACCGAATGCACCAGGTGTCCCTAATGCTGCCGCTGCCTGTTGATTTGCTCTGATCTTTGCCTGTCTATCGAAGTCTGCCATGGTCGTGTCGATGACCTGCTGTTGATATGGTGACATGTAAGATTGTATCGATCCTGCTCCTGTACCTGCTCCAGTTCCTGTAAGAGCTGTTGCCCCTGTTGCAGCTTGACCTGCTGCTGTTAAAAATGGTTGAAATGATCCTAGACCTCTTGTCGGATCAACTGCCTGTGCGTACGCTGCTGCCTGATATGGATCTTGCGCTGCTACTTGCGGTGCAAGTTCTGCCATACCGGCTTTTGTGATACCAAACTGTTGAGCCTGTGCCTGTCTCTGTGCGAATTGTTGTGCGGTCTCTCCCGGTTGTTGGGTTGTCGCTGTCGTGACTGTTGGCATTCCAGCCTGTCTTGTAAGATCAGCCGCATAGGTTTTACCTAATGCCTCAACATATTCTGGTGGCAATACCCTTGATTGTGTTATACCACCTGTCTGTTTCATAACTCTACCACCATCGGCCATAAATTTCTGCATAAGTCTTTCGGCTTCATCATTAAGTATATCCATTTCTTCAGGTGTTAATAATCTAAGAGGTTTACCAAAAAGTTTTATAGAGAGTTCATTTCTCTCATCTTGTATATCTGGCGCTGAAGCCATCTTCATATCGTCCATTATGTGACCCTTCTCTCTAAATTTTTCATCGTATCATACATCCTTTGTGCTCCCTTTTCAATACTACCGTTGCCTGCTCCTCTCACAGCATCTGCTGTAAATACGAATTCATTCTTAGATAGCATGGCTGGCACGTCATCTGCTTTTTCTTTTATACCTACCGGTACAAATCCACCTTTATCTCTGTAATCTCTCTCCATAATACCTGCTTTATTTTTTCTCATATCACCCATGGGCATGCTCATAATACCGCCACCGGCATTTTTCTTTCTACCAGTTTCTTCTGGATCTGGATTTTCGTCATTAAACTCTCTAGAAAGTCTACTGTATAGATTCATATCTAAATCTTTTACCTCTAGTCCATAGTTAGCTTTTAACCATTTCATAAAATTCGTACCACCCTCTTCAAACCCTACTCTACCACCATCAGCCATCATAGTATTGTATATTTTAAGTCCTAGCTGTTCTACTGCAGCCTCTTCTGAAGGATAAAATCTACCTCGTAGTATAGTTCCCATCATGCCTCCAGGTCCAAAATTACCAACCACACCTTCTGGTCCACTAGGTTTAAAACTTTTTGGTATACCATACTGATCAAAAGGACCTGTGATAGTTTCAAAGGCTCCACCTTTATTAGGATTAGGTACCATATAACTATCTGTATTAGGATCATAAGTAGTTGGATCAACGTTTGCTCCTGTTGTATTAAAATATTTAAAAAAACTAGGAAGTTGAGATGGTGGTAGTGGATTCATCATTTGTGGCATTCCTGTTATTCTTCCTCCGGTGCCTGGAGCTGATGCCATTTGTGAAGCTACTTGTTGTGTAAGTTGTGGAAGTAAACCACTCATACCTGTTGATTGAGAAGATGATGTAGGTTGCACTACTGCTATTTGTTTCGCTGTTGGCGCTGCTTGTGCAGGTGCCGATGTAGATTTTGTAATAGAAGGCGCTGGTGCTGCTTGTGTTTGTGTTGGTGCTGCAGTTGTTGTTTGTGTTGGAGCTTGAACTGTTGGCAGACCTGCCGAAGCTCTTGCTTGATTTAAAAGATTCTGAATCCCTGCCGCCTGTGCCCTGTTAGCAGCAATATTTTGTTGTAGGGTATTAGCCATAGTAATGCCACCGGTCTGATAACCTATACGACCACCATCTCGAACATTGTATCTGGCAACAAATGCATCTCTACCAGCATCATCTAATTGCATATACTCAGGATCGTTTGCAAAATAATTATCCATATACGTTCTCATCTTTCTACCGACATTTTCTTTTCTTCTTGCCATGTATTGTTCATATGTTTCACCTTCTTCTTGTGGTGGTTCCTCTTCTAAAAATTTTTCATATAAATATGTTGCACCACTCGTTATTCCACCAACTAATAATTTTTCTTGTACTATCTGATCTAGTTTTCCAAAACCTGGAACTTTATCACTTAAAAAATCTGTTGCTGTTTCTATTAAACCTTTTGTTGCTTTTGTTCCTTCATTTGAAAAAGGTCCAGTTCCACCTCTTCTTCTAATCTTATTAACATCGTCAACTGATTTTGAAATTCTTCTATCTTGTAAAAATTGACCTAAGCCTCTCTCTTGACCTATTGGACTAGAAAAGTCTGTTAGTCCACCTCCCATTACATTTTCAGCACCACCTAAATATCTTGCACCGGCTCCAAATGCAGTTGTAGCTAAACCTTGTTTGAGCGCATCACTGATGCTACCTCTCTGATCAAATCTACCAATACCTCTCATTAATCCTGCAACACCAGGATTAAATGGTGCAACAAACGGTGCAGCTTTTACCGCAACATCTGCTAATTCATTTGGTATAAGTTTTCTAATTCTTTTTTTTATGCCACCAAATAAAAAACCTGTTCTAGGTTCTACACTCATGATACCACCTTGTGCACGTAATTGTCTTCGCATTTGAGATCTTGTAATCATATATTAAATTTTGTTTATATTAAAAAGGCAGGATTTACACCTGAATTCTTCAATCTACTAGTTTTTTACTAATAAATCAAGATTATGTTGTAACAGTTCTAGGAGTTACCTCCATGGCAGATAGGATCACATGAAGCCTATTTCCTGCACCTGCTGCTACTTTTATTATCTCACCAGTCTCAGCCACCAAAGTATTGGTTAACACCTCAACCGGTTCTCCAGATTGACCCTCAGGTCCCTCCACAAGCTTTCCCTTGGCTATACTGAAAACAGCATCGCTTGCATTTGTCAATGTTATGTCTATTGTTGTTGGAGTGCCACTATCATTGCTGACCAATATTGACTTTATGATAGCTGTTGTTGCGGTTGGCACCGTATATAAGGTGACCGTCGCATCTGATGTAAGATCTAATTTTTTGTTTATAAAATTATTAGCCATTACTTACTCAAAAAGAAAACAATAGAATCATTGTCCTCCGTCTTCTCCTCTTGAAAAGTTGTGTTTAATTTCTCTATCAGACCATTTAGATCTCTTACCAATGATAGAAATGTCATCTGATCATATTCTCTTGGTGGCTGTGTTAATGATTGTACTATCTTTGCCATTATCTTCTCCCATCCGGTTGATAGTCTATTCTAAAAGTTCCCAACTTCCAGAACTGACCTGTGCTTGTATTTTCTACTTTTAGAGATATCTGTCTCGCTCTGGCACGGGTATCTATTTTCTGTGTGCTGCTAGATATCGTAAAAGGTCCTAACGTGGAACTAGCCTGCGTGTCATTAGGAAAATCTCTTAGGTTTAATGTCACCCTGGAATCTCCTGTCTGAGATAGGAAATCAGGTAACACCCTTCTGATCTTCATCATAAACTCACCATCACCGGCAAGTCCCTGTTGACCTATATCAAAATCTCCAGATTCGATTGACGAGGCGATTGATGAGGTTGCTCCCTCTCTTATCTGATCTAGTCCTTTTTCATGTTCGTAATAATAACTTACACCATCCGTGTTACCCTGAACAAATGTTGAGGAACCAGAGGTGCCGTTTGAACTTGTGTCATATTCTGTTGCGTGTGGTCTACCAAATATGGCAGAGTCCTGCCAAGCTGTTCTTGCTAGTGTGCCTGTGGTCCACACTGGTCGCTCGGCGCTTGAATCCAGATAATTATATGCAACCATCCTGTTTACTGTGGCTGCTCCAGAGTTTGGATAGAACCATATCACCTCACCAAACAGGTTATTCAATCCTGCATTGATGTGTTGTTTTGGTATAGTGTTTATATCATCAAACACATGATCCTCAACAAGACAAGGTAATGACTCTAATCTACCAGCATATCTAAAGAAACCATTCTCTGACATCCAGTATGCCGTACCATCAACTTCGACGGCCGCATTCTGTCCTATCAATCCACAGTTGGTACCTACCTGTTGAAATGAGAAGGTGAAAGGTGGACCTACAAATCTCATCGTGAATAGCGCAGTATCAGTCCAAACATAGATTGCATCTCTACCTCTGATCGCTCCAACAATCCTTGATCCATCTGCAAGTCTCTGTGTACCTGCGGTATTGGTGGATGTCGGTGCGTAGGTATTTATATCCTCCTGAGAAGAGAATCTCACAAACATGGGATCCTGTGTTGATTTGGTTCCAATGGTTGTCTCTGTTCCAAAAAATATAAGGTGCCTGTCAGGTGTTGATACCAGACTAAATGAAGATGCAGTTGGTGCTCCAGATATGATTGTCGCTCTTGTGGCATTGGCTGTTGTTGGATTTGAATTCCACTCAAAACTCTCACCACCATTAATAGTTGCAATAAGTTTATTACCAAAATTATCTAGCGACCATAGGCCTGGTGCTGTAATAACGTCTCCTGATGCTGCAGCGTTCCATGCAAAAAAGTTTGATGCATCTGTAACTGTTGCACCTGACGAATGTGTTGCGGCTGTGGTTCCTTTAGCACCTCTCGTTAATCCAGATAATGTGCCTCCACTATTTCCTGTGTATGTGATAAGTTCACTTCCGATCTGTACGGTACCAGATGAAGGAAATGAGGATGAACTTGCCATAGTCAATGATGTGACCGAAGCATTTATTCCTGATGATAGTGTCGATGTGAATTGTCCCTGTTGACTACCACCCCAAGATCCTAGACCCCAACCTGTTGACGCTGTCTCCACTGCTGGTCCTACAGGATAGTAGTGCCTCACACGTATACCACCAGATGTGGATGCGCCTGATCCAGATTCATTAGAGGACATGGTTACGGTCAATGTTGTATCACTCGGAACCGAGGTCACCATAAATTTCACATCATTAAAATCTGCAGATGTGAAATTAGAATTAGTTATAGATGAAAAATTATCACATAATATTATATCACCTTTGGTTATATTATGCGCGGAAGAAAATGTTATGGTTACCGCTGCAGATCCATTGGTTGTTGTAAAAGCTGATGTGAGGGTTGTTGTAGATTTTATAGGATGTATATCATAGAACACACCACCAGAATAAGCATATAATATACTGCTGGTTCCAAGGATTGCGTATTTGATACCTGATGTATTAACAAAATGATGAATGGCTGTGTTACGACCTGTTATCTCAACAGAACCTAATTGGGCCCAACCACCTATCTTCTCAGGTGAGCCATATCTAAATCTGACATTGTCTCCATTAACCCACTGGCCCTCGCCACCAGTTGCAGTCACTTGCTTATTAAATCCTGGAGCAAACTTTAATTTTTGCAACATAATATTTTACCTATGGTTTAGTTGGCCAGGTAGCGTTTTCACATTTCTCAACAGTGTCTTTCCCAGCTGGTAAGTCTCTTAAATTTTGTCTATATGTTTTCATGTCATCTGATAATGTATTATCAGATAAGGCAAGGTAATCAGTCTCGGCAAGAAGTCTATCTCTCTTGGATCTTAAATCAGCTAAAGCTCTTGCGGGTGCAGCATCACTCCATGCCTTCTCCTCTGCATCTCTAGCCGCTTCCTCCTCAGCTGTAAACTGTACTCTGTTACCGTTTATGTTATGATATCTTGGCATTATTTCTCCTTATTATTTATGTATCATTATTATAGTATCCCGTAAAGGCAAATATCTCCAGCATCCAGATTGCCAGAACTCATCTTAAATTGAACAGCATCTATGGCACTTGTTGTGTTTCCATATCCAGCAGTAAATATATTCATAGCATAATTTGCTGATTGAGAAACCGCAACTGTACAGGTAAAATGTTTTACAAATGTGGTATCAGAAGGATTGAATAAATGAAAAAATCCATTTAGATTTTGATCTGCATCTGCACCTATATCATCACATAATGTTTTAAATCCAGTGCCTTGTGCTAAATCATTTCCTGTCTCATAATTTAATTGTGTGGTACCACTTTCACTTTGCACGGCTCTAAAATATGTTGTTGTTTTAGCCACATTGTAATTAGAACCACCATCTATTGAAAAATTCATTTGAAAATTTGTGTCATCAGTCTGTGGGTGAATATTTTTAAAAGTAAATATATATTCCTTGTAAGTATTATCCAAAACAACCGAGCTTGAACCATCAACAAAAGATAATGTTGCAGAACTAGAAGCTGTTAGTTTTTTGATAAACACCATATTACCTAATGAAACAGATCCTAGGGTGGTCACATTTTTTATAGAATTATTATTTAGTTTGACTATGCTCATTAGCTATCCTTAATTCCATATAGTTTGATTGTACCACTGTCTATATTGCCAGATGAAAATTTAAAATCAAACGCATCTACTGCTGATGTCGTGTTAAAATATCCAGCTGGATATTGATTATTTGATCTGTTACTATGAGCGATGGACTGTACATTTGCCATAAAATGTTTTACAAATGTTGTACTTGATGGATTAAATACTATTAATTCTGCACTTACACTTTGATCAGCATCACTACCTATACTACCACCTAATAGTTGATACGATGTCGACTGTGCTAAATCTCCACCAGTAATATAAGCTAGAGCAGCGGATGAACCATCTTCTCCATGTGTGGCTCTAAAATGACTTGATGTTATTGTTACCCCATAAGATGAACCTGTATCTGTGCTTCCTTGAAATTGAAAGGAAATGTCATTAGAGGCTGGATGACAATTAATTATCTTAAATATGTATATGGGATATGTATTATCCAATACCACATCCGAACTACCATCTACAAAAGACAGACTAGAGGATGAACTGGCAGTCAAAGTTTTAATATGTGTCATATTTCCAGAATCAAGTGAGGCACCAGAGGTTATATCGCTTATGCTATTGTTGTTGTATTTAACTATAGACATTAAGATACTCCATACATTTTTATTGTTCCAGCATCTATATTACCACTAGCAAATTTAAATTGAACTGCATCGATAGCACTTGTTGTGTTTCCATATCCTCCAACATGAATAACTGCAGAAGCATGGCTTTCGCTAGAATAAGATCTTCTATATGTGGTTTGAGCTGTAAAATGTTTTACAAAAGTAGTAGAGGATGGATCAAATAAATATAAAATACCACTTGAAGAACTTGTTGCATCATTGTAACCATATTCTATAAGACGCTGAAAACCAGTTCCTTGCGCTAAATCATCATCAGTGAGATAACCTAAAGCGGATGTACCACCAGTTTGAGTATGAAATGCTCTAAAAAAAGTGCTGGTTTTAGCAACATTGTAATTTGAGCCACTATCTGCACTCATGTTAAATTGAAAATATGCATCATCATTTGCTGGATGAATATCTGTATAATGAAATTGATACTCCTTATATGTAGAGTCTATTCCTGAAGTAAAACTTATACTAGCACTACTACTAGCAGTCTGTGTGGATAATAATGTTAAGGCTCCGCCAGATAAACCACTCGGTTTGGTATCTATTGCTGATAAAGAGTTGTTGTTAGCAAAGTTAAGGGACATATTATACCCCCATCAATGCTTTTATCTCATCATCATCTAAACCAAGATCTTTTAATTTTTGTTTTCCAGATGCTTTTTTATTAGCTGCTGTTGTTTCTGCATCAGATATTTCTTTTTCAACAGTTGGTATCATAGCTTCAATATCTGCTTTAGAAATTGGAGTAGTTCCATCTAACCATTGAATAGAATCTATATCTTCATTTTTAACCATGACTTTTGCGTCTGGATTTATTTTTAAAATTGCTTCTATAATCATTATCCAGCTACCTCCATTAATGTGATTGTTGATGATGGAAATTGAATATAGTCATAATTTCCTGAATTACTTTGTCTGTTTATATAAGAAGTGCCATAAGGTGATGCTAGTTGTATTTGATATGTAATTGCAGAAGTTGTGTTAGGTGTGTCTAAAAAATTTTTAGAAGATGTTCCCTGGTCATTAGCCGTCTGAATATATCTACTTAAAAAAGTATTAACTTGATTACCACTTGCACTTGTACCTAATGCTAAACTTGTAGTAGCTCCACCAGATATCTCTCTTTGGCATAAAATAAATGGATAAGAAGCTGCAGCACCTCCAAAACTAACAGTGACCATTACTAATACTTTATTTGATGCTGAAGATGGAGTTATATCTGCTGAAAAACCAGAAACATCTGCTGGAGTGTCTGAAGTTGAACTTGCCTTATCTGTATAATGTGTATTAACAACTTGTAAAATTTTTCCAGAGCTTAATTTAGCACTTGTCACAGCACCATCTGCTATCTTAGCCGTGGTTACCGCATCATCTGAAGGGGAGCCTATGTTTAAAGTATCACCCAATAAAATTATGAAATCTATAACATCACCTGTTGCTAAGTTACTAGCAAAAGTGATCGTAGCACCTGAGATAGTAAAAGAACTACCTGGTTTCTGTAGGACACCATTCAGACTGACCAACATGTGGTTAGCGTTCTCTGGCTCTACGTTAGCGGATCCCACCTGCATGGTATATGCCGCCTGTCCGTTTACCACGGATATAGCGTCACAAACCTGAAAGTTTCCGACTACTGGTTGTTTTCCTATATATGCCATTT